CAAATGGTAACCGTATTCAGACACTCGCGGTTCCACTCGCTTACGGACCTAAAGAGAAGTGGCTGGGTCGTTTAGTACAGGATCCGAATCTTGATGCCGATGTTGCGATAACACTACCCAGGATGGGATTTGAGATTACGAGTCTTACATACGCTTCACAGAGAAAGTTGTCGTCAACGATTAAGAACTCAAGATTGAAGACATCTGATCTCGATAGAGTTGATACACAATTTGTTCCGGTTCCATACGATATCAATATATTACTTTCCATCTTTGTAAGGAATGCAGACGATGGAGCTCAGATTGTAGAACAGATAGTACCATACTTTCGACCTGAGTTTGTTACGAATGTAAGATTGATTCCTGAAATGGGAATAGTTTCAGATACACCCGTCGTATTACAGGATGTATCTATTGAAGACACGTACGAGGGAGACTTCGATACAAGACGTGCTCTCATATACAATATGAACTTTAGTATGAAGGCATACTTCTACGGACCGGTTTCGAACAGTGGTGTTATTAAGAGAACGATTATTCCGATTGCTGTTGATACTGCAGCGGATGCTCCATTTGCAGAAAAGATTACAGTTACGCCATCTCAGTTTGCGAATGGTGCTCCTCTCACATCACCCTCGGCCAACTCTGCCTTGTCTGTCAATCTCGATCAGATCAGTGCAAACAGCGACTTTGGATTTACGGTAGATATCAACACAGACCCACCAATTAGATTTTAGAGTATCGTTATGAAAACAAATATGGAAAAGAACATGGAAGAGATATTCAACCTTCCTGCCGATACTAAACCTATGGTCGAGGTTTTAAACGATAGTCGTCAGATTATAGAAAAGTTAGATGCTCAGAATGATGAAATAGATGCTGATTATCAGTATGCTCGAGACAATTTACGTAGCATTATAAACGCTGCACAGGCATCTATCGAGGATCTTTCGTCCATCGCTTCTACTTCTGAATCGCCCAGAGCCTATGAAGTGCTTTCTGGTCTTATAAAAACAATTGTCGATGCAAATAAAGATCTTCTCGAACTGCAGCGCAAGGTAAAACTTTTGAAGCAGGAGGAGGATTCGAAGCCACAGAATGTTACGAATGCATTGTTTGTTGGGAGTACAACCGAGTTACAGAAGTTGATTAAAAAGAATAAAGATAACATTGAATAGCTGTCAAAGCTATTATACATCATACGGTGAAAAAGTCAACAAGTATGGATAACTATTTAGCAAATCCTAATCTAAAAAGAGCGCACGTCCCACTTAGTTTTACGAGTGAACAGGTCGAGGAAGTCATAAAATGCTCACAGGATGTCGTATATTTTATTAAGAACTATGTTCAGATAATCAATCTCGATGAGGGATTGGTACCGTTCGATATGTATCCATTTCAAGAAGAGATGGCAAATACTATCAGTGATAATCGATTTACCGTCATTAAAACTTGTCGTCAAGCAGGTAAAACGACAACATCCGCAGCAGTGATTCTCTGGCATGTGCTTTTTAATGAGAGCTATACGATTGCTATACTTGCAAACAAACTCAATACAGCAAGAGAGATTCTTTCAAGAGTTCAAAGAGCCTACGAAAATCTACCAAAGTGGCTGCAACAGGGTGTGATAGTATGGAACAAAACTAATATTGAACTTGAGAATGGTAGTCAGATTATTGCTTCATCGACTGCTTCTTCTGCTATTCGTGGTTATTCGATTAACTTCCTCTATCTCGATGAATTTGCATTCGTACCTCGTACGATACAGGATGACTTCTTCACGTCGGTATATCCTACAATTATTTCTGGTTCAAATACAAAGGTTGTAATTACATCTACACCGAATGGATTCGATCTTTTCTATAAGATATGGATTAACTCAGTAGAAGGAAGAAATGAATATCAAAATTTTATGGTGAACTGGTGGGATGTACCGGGTCGAGATGAGGAGTGGCGACAGAAAACGATAGCAAATACGAGTGAGGATCAGTTCAGACAGGAGTTTGATGCTGAATTCCTCGGATCTGCTAATACCCTGATATCACCAAATATATTGAAGATACTCGCATTCATTGATCCTATGAGTAAACACTATGATAGCGCACTGAGTGTTTACGAAGAACCGCAGCCCGGACGTAATTATTTTATGGTTGCTGACGTTTCAAGGGGTGTAGGAGTCGATGCCTCGGCATTTCTTGTATACGATGTAACAGAGATGCCGTATAAAGTCGTAGCTGCTTATAAAAACAACCTGATAGAACCGATATTGTATCCAGAAATCATTTATCAAGTTGCAAAAAGCTATAGTGAAGCTTTTGTAATGATTGAAATAAACGATAATGGACAGCAGATAGCTGATATACTACACCAGGATCTTGAGTATGAAAACATCGTATATACGACTGTGAAGGGTCGTGCCGGCCAGGTTATGGGTGCTGGATTTGCTCAAAACACTCAGAGAGGAGTCAGAACAACAAAACAGGTCAAAAGATTAGGCTGTGTTAACATGAAAACAATGATAGAAAAGCAGCAGATCATACTCAACGATTTTCATGTTATCAATGAACTCTCTACTTTTATACATAAAGGAAACAGTTATGAAGCAGAGAGTGGAGCACACGATGATCTTGTAATGTGTATTGTTTTGCTTGCTTGGGCAACAACACAGACTTTTTTCAAAGAATTGACCGATACGGATTTCAGAGCAAAGATTCTTGCAGAGCGAGAAAAGATGTGGGAGGATGAAGTACTACCCTTTGCCTTCTACGACGACGGCCAATCAGAAGAAACTGACTCGAATATAAATACTTACGGTGAATCTTGGATGCACGAGGATATCCTCAATAAGTGGTGATTTCATCATTTTTATAAATAATCAGAATGCGAATTATCAGCTCTAATGAGGAGAATGAAAAATGCCTTTTCAAGTATCACCAGGCGTTAACATTTCGGAAATTGACCTCACAACTGTAATCCCCGCTGTTTCGACTAGCATCGGTGCTATCGCCGGACAGTTTCATTGGGGACCTGCAGACAAACGTGTACTCGTCAATTCAGAAGATGTTCTCGCTCAAGTCTTTGGTAAGCCTGACTCGAATAATTTCCAGGAATGGTTTACTGCGGCTAACTTCCTTGCCTATACGAATGCGCTTCAAGTTTCGCGTATTCTCAACAGCGCCAACAATGCTAACGGTGCCGGTGCAACCGATAAGATCATCAAGAACGATGATGACTATGAAGATAATTATAGCAATGGTATCGGCGGTTCAGGCGACTGGATTGCTAAGTATCCAGGTGCTCGTGGCAACTCACTTAAAGTTTCTGTTTGCCAGTCGAATGCAGCTTGGGAATCGACACTGTCGTCGGCCAACTTGGTATTCCATGCTGGTAACACACAGATTGCTACTAAGGGTGCAAACACCACATCAGTCCTTTCAACTGGCGCAGATATTAGCCTGACGGGTACAGTTGTTGTCGGTGATCGTCTGCATCTGCAGAGTTCTACTATCAATCTCGGAGATGATCTCTTAGTTACAGCAGTGAACTCTTCAATCATTACTGTTAAAACTGCTCCGACACAGGATCAGCTCGGTGTTACATCGAACAACTTCTCTGATGCTGTTAAGTCGGTTGCTGTAAAACGTCGTTGGGAATACTACAACGAGTTTGATGCATCACCAGGAACATCGGATTACGCGGTACGTAGCGGTGGTTCTAATGATGAACTTCACGTCGCGGTTGTCGATGAAGATGGTGAAATTACGAGTGTTCGAGGACAGCTCATCGAACGATACAATGCTCTTTCGCGTGCTAGCGATGCACTGAAAGAAAACGGCAATACTAACTACTACAAAGAAGTTATTAACCAACAGTCGTCTTGGATCTGGTGGGCATCTCACGTCGATAATATGACGTCGGCTGGTGGTGCTGCTACATCAGCATTTGTAAATAGTAACGATAAGCCAACGACGGTATCGTTATCCGGTGGATCTGATGGTAACACACCAACGAATGCTCAGATCATTGACGGTTATGAGAAGTTTGAATCTGCAGAAGATGTTGATGTATCTCTCATCATGGCCGGTGATTCAAACTCAACGATTATTACTCATATCATCAACAATATCTGCGAAACACGTTTAGATTGTGTGGTAACATGTTCGCCAGAGAACGGTGACGTTGTAAATAACAGTGCGTTTATCGGAGCAGAGCAGGAAGATATTATTACATTCCGTAATACCTTACCTTCCAGTTCATATGCAATCATGGATAGTGGATTCAAATATCAGTACGATAAGTATAGCGATGTTTATCGCTACATTCCATTGAACGGTGACACTGCAGGTCTGATGGCTCGTACCGATAACGTACGTGATCCATGGTATTCACCTGCTGGATTTAACCGAGGCAATGTGAAGAACGTCACTAAGCTTTCGTATAATCCACGTAAGGCGGATCGTGATCAACTCTACAAGTCTGGTGTCAACCCAGTAGTTACGTTCCCAGGACAGGGTACGGTACTCTTCGGTGATAAGACAC